CAGTTGTTTGTTCAGTTGTTTGTTCTTCCATAGTAATATATATTAGTTATTAAACGTTGAAGTTTTTTCCAGAGCAATATAGTATTGCACTGGAGTATTTTCATTTTTCCAGTGGCTAATAAGTTTTGACGAGATATTCACCACATAGTCACCAGGAAGCACTTTAAGATTATTAATCAAAAATTGCAGGTCAAATGAACCATGTTGTGAGTTGTTCTCATCTAATACCACTGAAAATGTATTTGCTGAAGAGTTTTTAGGATCAACAACAGAAAGTGTAACAGTTCCGTCTTCGCCTTTCAACGAAACAATTGAATGACCAAGTACTCCAGCTGCTTTACGAACTTGAGAGAGTAGTTCAGAAGTAATGTTTACAGTTAAATCAGACTGCGGCATATTGATCTTATTCTTAGGACTTGTAAGAATACTTTGATCTGCAAATCGGTAAGAGGCACGAGTACGTCCAGACTTAAACTGTACACTATCATTTGTAAACTCAAGATCTGGATCCTGAAGTAGCGAAAACATTGAGATAAATTCATTTAGGTCATAGATACCAAAATCAGCAGAGAATTGTTCAGTAATATCTGCAATTGCCATAATATTTTTGGCTTCAGAAATTGTAGAGAGTGGTTCTCCTGCTTTTACAACAAGATTAGAGTTGATGCCTGAGAAATTCTTTAGAATATCAATTGTTTGAGAGGATAGTTTAGTCATAATGTAAGTGTATTATATATCAAAAAAGAGCGAGTGTAAATGCAATTATTTTTGCATTTGTAATTCATAGTAAAAAAGTATGCATGCCATTGCGTGTGCAGCATGATGCAATCCAGACTCGTGGTCATAGGGCTCTCCTTTGCGGAGAGCCCATAGGTGTCGTTGAGCGGCGGCGAAATAGCGATTTTCGGCGTCGTCGAGTAGTTTCCAATTATCCCTAGAATATTTGTTTTTGCCGTATGTGAGCGCCTTTACTGTTTCATCAAGAGCATGCGGAGGAATTAAACTATAGTCGGGTTTTTCCGAATCATACTTAACTCCAACTTCGGCATTTGTTTTTTTCATAGGGAAGAAATGCGGCAACAGCTTTTACACTGTTGCCGCATATTTAACTTAGCAATTAGCCGTTCTTACGTGGGGTACCAAGGCGATAGCGATTGATGCGCTCGCCAGTACGGGTCTTGCGTGGGTTAAGGTAGATTGCAAGACCGTGGTCGTTGCGAAGCGAGCTGATGACGCGACTTGGGTCAGCAATACCAGCCTTACGTGCTTCGGCAGCGGAGAATTCATGACCTTGCTCAAGGAAAGCATAGAGAGCTTCCTTTTGAGTCATGTTCTTAACGAGACGTGCCAACTTGGTTGTTTCAATTTTAGTCATATTATATGTTTTCTGTTTCAATTATGTTTATTCAGTTTTGGTCTATAGATTCATGGTTTAGCGTAGACCAACCGCTAAAGTGTTTAAAATGGTGGTTCTTCTGGGGTTTGAGTTTCAGTTGCAGAGGTTGCTTCGGCCTGAATTTGGTTGCTGTCAATCTTGGTATAAAGATCGAGAAATGCTTCACGAGTTTCAGTTTCAAATCGAGCAATACACATTCCAATTGCGGTCAAACGATCGTGGAAGATGCTATAAGCCTTGACAATATGACACAAGCGACGAGTTGAGATGAGTTCATCAACCCCTTCTGCATCATATGTTTTGCGAATAACGCTGCTCCATGCAACAAGCTTATCAACAAATTCATTGTCATCAACTTTGAAATACTCCATATGTTTGCTGATGATGTTGCGTTCAACCTTGTAAGGAGGATATGGTTGATCAATTGTAGCCACAAATCGTTCAATAAAGGCTTCATCAATAATGTTGGCTGCGCTGTAGCGGCCGTCATCTGACCCCCGGCCCTTGGTGTTTGCAGTAGCAATCACATTGAACCCTTGGGCCGGGGTGACGACTTCACCAACCTTTTTGATTAGGATTGGTTTTCCTTCAAGCACCCCCTGAAGACACATAATCTTATTGCTGCCACGATCAAGCTCATCAATGAGCAAGATACAACCTCGCTCCATGGCTTTTACCACAGGACCTTTTTGGAATACAGTCTCGCCATTTATCAAGCGAAAACCACCAATTAGATCATCTTCATCAGTCTCAGGGGAGATTTGTACTCGAATATACTCGCGTTTGAGTTTGGCGCAAGCTTGTTCAACCATCATAGTTTTGCCATTGCCTGACATACCAGAGATATAGAGCGGAAAAAACATTCGTGATTCAATAATTTTTTGAATGGTTTTATATTCACCCCATTTAACAAAGGTATGGTCATTTTCAGGAATGAAGATTTCATCATTCGAGACCGAAGCCACTGCACAAGCAAGTTTCATTGCATGCTGAGGAACTTCCTGCACTGAGACTGGTGCGGTTGGAATGCTTGACTCTGTATCGAGCAGTCCAGAGATGTCAAATTTACCACGACCAACTTTTCGCGCACGCTTGATAAAGACTTCATCAATTTCCCTAAACTTTAGGGAATGGGTCCGACCAGCGTCAAAAATTGTCTTGCTAGAGACAGATTTTGGATCATTGTTAGCAAACAATTCTTTGAGGACAGATGCTTTTTGTTCGTTTGTCATATTTTGTATGTTGTGGTTGCTTTTGCTTACAGGATGATTATACACTAAAATTCACGATTTGTACATAAGAAAATGATAAAAAACTCACTTTTTTCACTTTTATGCAATAAACTCAGCAAATTTATTCAAAAACACTCTAGAAACACGTTTTTCAGTATTGAATTTAGCAAAATCCTTGGCAATCTTATTTTGTGACGAGTTGTCAGTCACGTCCTTTGAGAAGCCTTCACTCACAAACTCTTCACCATCTTCGGTAATATCGAGTCCATTTTTAGAGTCGAAGACGAAATATGCATCATAGCCAAATCCATTTTGAATAGCAAGACACTTTTCTTTCCTAGCAATCTTTTGTAGTGCATTAAACTCGATCACAGCATCTGACCATGAAAGATCACGTTTGCGGCTACGAAGAGCAGTGATGCAGTTATTTTTATAGTCTGACTTGTAGTTTGCTACAAAGAAACCAATTACTGTGGTATCACATGTCCTCTTGAGGCTCATGACGAGATCACGGTAGAGGCTTCGGATAGAGTGATTAGTAGACATCTCGATATTCTTACCATAGAGTGGCAACACTTTGGTCGCGTTCCAGGGACGAGGGTTTGTGTGTTCATACTCTTCACCTACGTTATTTTTACGATAGCGCGGAGGGCATGAATCGCCGTCAGTTAAAAAGATTGTGTTCATCTTTTGAACCTTGTAGTTGTCACGAAAGCGGCGAACAATCTCATGAGCGATGATAATCACTTCATTGAGGGGGGTTCCATTCATAACTTCATATTTGCTGTTGAATGCAAGTTCGCCACGACCATAAGAATCACGATAGATAGTCTGAGCTTTGAGTTCGCGACACGCAGTTTCAAACTCAGAGCGAGCCATGCGTGAGTGCAATAGTTGAAATATGATGGTGTCAGAAAAGTCAAGATTGTAGCCAGGCAATGGACACTGTGATTCACTAGGATTGTGATAGCGACTCGTGAATCCATAGACTTCAAAGGGGATGCCAACCGCTTTACAAAATGTCACAAGTTGAAGAGCCTGAACGATCACTCGACCTATTGTATCACGCATCGAACCAGAATAGTCGATAAAAAATACCATGCCGTGGTTTTTAGCGTCTGCGAGTCGAGTGACACTCTTAAAAATTTGATCTTCAAAGCGATAGGAATGCAAGCGATTAACGTCTAGCGCTCCAGTAGTAGACCGAGTTGCCCGGCTATATTGGTATGCTGCCTTGCGACGTTCAAACTCTTTGACGAGAATTGCAACATGTTTTTTAGTAGATGCAGCAAACTCTGTCCAGTCTTGAACAACTTGTTCATTTGTCATAATGGCCGAGTAGCGATATTCATCATGACGACGAGCAGCCATAATCTCTTTTACTGGAATGATAGCTGACATCATGTCCTGGACATAAGGCTTGTTGCACATTATATGAGTCGTTTCACGAACCTGCATGTCTTGCAGATTTTTTTCAACCTCACGCATGGTTTTAGATTGTAGTTCTTGAACAACTGATGAATGACCTCCCTCATTTCCAGAGCCTTGTGAATCAGAAGAGTTGTCGTTATCAAGCGGCTTTGAACTCGACATTGGATTTTGGCCCTCTTGATCAGTTTGTTGAGAAGACTGTTCGTCACCATTATCTGAAGATTCGTCTGAAGATTCGTCTGAAGATTCGTCTGAAGATTCGTCTGAAGATGTGTCGCTGTCTCGTTCATTGCCTCGCGAATCTGAATTTGAAGAATCTTGACCTTGTGTAGGATCAATCTCGGTGTCATCATCAGTTTTAAAATCTTCAGAGTCTTGGGATTCATGAGACTGCTGTGTCTGTGGTTTTTCTCCTTTGACCATTTCAGCAATGTCTGCACAAATTTGCAAAACTTCATCGTAAGTATTTGCAGAGAGGCATCGTTTGTAAATATCTGTCTCTTTTTCGTTGAGAGGCACATCTACTAGTTGGCCGATTTTGGCACGCAAATTGAGGCGATCAGCAAATCCAAGAGTTGATAAGTCAACACCAGAGATTTTAAAAAAGTCTTTTTCGATAAAGTGACGATAACCATTTTTAAAAGAGAGAACAAGACCTGGATATGTGTCTCGCACAAGTCGTTCAATACGAACATCTTCAACAATGTTTCCAATATCAAATGGCAGAGTAGGAAACTTCTCTTTGAAACGAGTCACTGCATCTGATGGAGTATATAGAGCATGTCCAACTTCATGACCAATAAGCAAGTCAGACACATTCTTATTGTCTGTATTCCATGTTGGAAGACCAAGCACACGATTCTTGACATCAAAGAATGCTGTCTTGTAGTTGCCAATTGCAACTTGAATGTTCTCTTTAGCCAAGAGTTTGGCTAGGACTGTTTGACTCTCACGATTTGCTACTGCAACCATTGTGAGACTATTCTAGCATAAAAATAGGCACTTGTAAATAAAAAAGTGAAAATTTATGAAAAAAAGTGCGGAAGTTAAGCTACCAAAGACTTCGGGGGCCTTCAATTAGGCCATTTCCTTGATTTTTGTAAAGTTTTTAACCTTTTCAAACTCGATTTTTTGCTCAAATTTGCCTTCTAGAAGATCCTGCTTATGACTAATTACAAATATGCGCGTGTCTGCATCAAGAGTGTTCATAATCTTAAGTAGGTTGTCAATACCATCAGAATCAAGACTTGCGTCAAATACTTCGTCGAGAATGAGTAGATTTGTATTGCTACTATTTTTCATCTTTGCGACTTGTCTCCATGCAAAGAGCAGACTCAAATCTATTCGTTGTTTTTCTCCTTCACTAAATGAACTATATGAAAAGTCATCGCGATGACGTGAGCGTATCGTCTCTGTAAAATTTTCATCAAGGTTAAATGAAACAAAAAAGTCTAAAATTTGTAGATAGTGATTTATAAGTTTGTTCATAACTGGCAAATACTGACGAATAATTTTCGTCTTTATTCCAGTGTCCTTTAAGAGTTCAGCGAGAATCTCATTGTACATTCTCTCTTCAAGTTGTGTAGACTTTAATTCCTGAAGGCTCTCTCTTTCAGAGTAGATGGAGTCAAGAGAAGACTGTGCATCAGTGACTTCTGAAGTCTCATGATGAGTATTCATTAACGTTGTCAAGTCAGAGATTCGCTTTTCAAACCCACTAACCAAGTTTTGATTGCTGTGTATTTTATTATGTAGAGAGTTTAGTCTTTGCAACTCACTTGACACTTCTTGTATAGAATCTCCGGTTTGAGCTAAAGACTCTTTAAGCTTGTCATATCCAGAATTTAATTCTTGCGCGCTATGTTTGCATTCGCTAATTTTATGTTCACGAATCTCCGAGCCTATAGTTTGGTTACATGTTGGACACTCTGTATTGTTTTCATAAAATTGAGAGTCAGACACGATTTTTTTAATGTTGTCTTTTATTTGTCTCTCATACGAAAGCAATGAAGCCTTTGTTTTTTCATGACGTTGCAATTGCTGCTGAGTCTTGCCATATGCCTCGCTATATTCCGAGCTAAGAGATAAATTTTCTGTCATCATCTCATCAATGTTATTTCGAAGATTTACTATCTCTTCAGAATATTTTGCTGCATTACTTTCATTTAGTTGCTGCAGTCGTAAGATATGCTTTTTTTGTAAATCAACTTTTTCTTTTAAGGTAAACAGTTGGTTTTCTGTGTCCTTTAAATTATCCTTAAGCTTTGCAGTGTTCTCCTTTAACACTGCGTTCATTTTACTAAACACCCCAATATCAAGTAGGTCTTCAATAACCTCACGACGGTGATGACTGCTAAGTTGCATAAATGGAATAAAGTTGCTGCTACCAAGCACAACAACCTGGTGAAAACTCTTGTGATTCAACTTTAAGATATTTGT